GAGTAGTATTACTAATCCATTAACAGGTTGGGGGCAAGATGTAGCTTATGGAGATGATGGATACTGGGTAGTAGCAGCAACTGGACCACAAATTGTTATTGCAACTGATCCTACTGGGACCTGGAGTAATATAACTACTCATCCATTTACAACTGCACTAAAAACTGTTGCCTATGGAAATGGATACTGGGTAATAGGCGGTCAATCTGGTGAGATTGCTTATGCTACCGATCCTAGCGGTACTTGGAGTACACCTACTCATTCTATTACTAATACTTTTAGTCAAATTATATATGCAAATGGATATTGGGTTGCGGTTGGTGGTGGTGGACTACTAGCTATAACACAAGATCCTAGTGGAACATGGGTTAATATAGATCATCCAATGGGATCTAAAGAGTTAAGATCTGTATCTTATAATAATGGTTTATGGTCTATTTTAAGCGAGTATGGAGATACAATGGTATCTACTGATTTAACTACATGGAAATATGGGCTTGGCTTAGCAGAGACATATACAGGTACATATTATCCTACTGTTACAACTTATGGTGGAGGATATTGGGTAGCAGGTGGATATAATGGTTATATTTGGGTAGGAACTCAACTATAAGCTGTGTTCAACTATAATTAGACTCTCTCATCTTTTTTTATATCAAAGAGGCGCCTTGTTTAGGGGCGCCTTCTTTTTCATAAGGAAAAAGATGAGAGTAATAATATAACGTTAAGGGTTTATTTAATTATAAAATAAAATGATAACAAAGCTAGAGAAGTAATAAGGCCTATTAAAATTGTTTTGTAATTAAGTATATAATTTCTGCCTTTTACCAATCTCATTGATCCATATTCTAGTTTATGCATATTAGAATGGCATTCTATTGGCTTCATTTTACTCCTTTATTCTATACCTTCTCTTGCATTTTTAATGCTTCTTATTCTTGTTATGGCTGCGAGAAACTTATTCTTAGGCATATCGGCAAGAGATTGTATCTTAAGACCCTCAAGAACCATTTCAGCTACATCATCATAATCAGCTAATTCATATTCTATCTCTTCAAGTTGTTCTAATGTAATAGTTTCACTAGATTGTTCTTTAGGATTGTATTTTGTATTTAGAGCGACACCTTTAGATTTAGCTTCTCTGGTATCATAAACAGCTCTTTCTGCGTCATCATCAGAAATATCATCGCTTGTAGTTATATTTAATAGAGCCGCGTAGGAATATCGTTTCATATATGTAAGAGAACTTGCATAAGATTGAGCATCTGATTTTGTTGGTAGGATTCTTGCTTTAGTTTCTATCCATTGACCTGATGTATGTCTAAGTTTTGTTGATAATATGGTTACCCCTTGTTCGGTAATAATGGTTTGTTGGGTAACACTAAGACCATTTTTAGATAATGTTGGTTTAATAGCTCTAACAATAGAATTAAAATCAGCATATTTATTTTTAAAATAAGGATTTTCTCTATTGAATCCTATTTGAGGGTATTCACCTTGAGCCTTAGAAAGAGCAGTATTAATATCTTTAGTGTCTTTAGATTCATATGCTCCTTCTGGCAACAAAGACAACTTCTCTTCAACTTTTTCATCTATATAGCTACTTAGAGCTTTTAAATAATTAAGTTGGTCTAGAAATGATTCTCGTTCATGTTTTGGTTCTTCTATTTTTTTAATATTGTCCATATGGTTCCTTTAAAGTTATTTCTATTAAGTTAACAATGTACGGATAATCTCTAGGAAAGAATTCCTTCCATTTTTTTTTAAGTATTTCTGGATTAATTTTAAGTAAGTTTGGTTGTAAGCTTTCGATATATTGTTCTATATGTATTCTAAAAGGGTGGGTTGGTCTATCTTTTATAATTTTGTTTAATAATTTAATCTTTCTTTCTAGAGGGCTTAAATTTTCTATATTTCGTTCGTTATATTTGTTTGCCATTTTTACTCCATAAATTAAGTTAATTTTTTGGAGTAACGATACAGTTTTTTAAAAGATCAAACAAGGTATTTAATTCTGGGTAAAGATATCTTACTCTTTGCTCAAAAGGTAATAATTCATCAAATATTATAGCCATTTCTTTATGTCTTTCTAAGATACTTTCCTCTGATTCTCCTAATGCGGTCATTTCTTTTACTTTTACGCCTATAGATTTAAGTATATTTATTTTTTTAATAATGATTTCATCACAGAGTTGTGATAAACGTAAAATAATATCTTTCATATTTACCCTTTTTTTGTATTTAGAGAATATGGAAAAACAACACAACCATATCCCCTAAATACAATTGAGACGGAATTCTTGAATAAATTTTATATTTAATTATACTAATATTACTAAAGTTATATATCTTGTCAATATTAATAATGTTAAGAAAGTAATTATGGAAGAAGATAAAACTAAGATAAAAAGAATGAAGGTTAGTGAAGCGGCTAGGTTTTTAGATGTATCGCAAGCTACATTAAGGACATGGCATTTGAATGGTAGGTTGGTTCCGATGGTTCATGCTATTACGGGTCACAGAACGTATACTTTAGAACAATTACAGGAATTTTTAGAAAAGAATTCTAATAAATAAAAAAAGACTCTTATGCAGGCACGGATAAGAGTCTTTTTAACAATGTTCGGAGAGAAACATTATTTAGGGGTTGCCCTGGATAGTCTATTCTTAAATATGATCAATCTTAAATTCTATAAAATATAATCACTTTAAAATCTAGGGCTTTTTAAGTATAAAAAAAACTGAGCCTTTATCAATAATAAAGACCCAGCTTTTCTCTTTAGAATATCTATAATCTAATATAACATTTTAAAAAAATTATCCCAGAATGAAAAAAAGAGACTTTGCGTATTTACAAAGTCTCTAAATTTCTTTAGTTTTGTGGTATCATGAACAAAACCATAACACAATCTAAAACTCATTCACGTTTAAGTCAAGCAAAATCACAAAAAGAACCTAGAAATCTTAACAAAGATTCTCTTTGTATAAAGAATCACTCTTTAAAGTCTATAAATAAACAGTTAGCAATAAGTAAGGCTGAAGATTATTTATCTTTAACTATTACACAGCGCAGGATATTAGATTTATTAATTAATATGACAGGTAAATATTCTAATGTAGTTCCAGCCATGTCATGGATAGCTGAACAAATTGGTTGTACTGTAAGAACTGTTGTAACAGCGACTAATGTTTTACATGATCAGGGTTATATAACAAAAAATTATCGAGGATGGTTTAAGGTTAATAAAAAAAAGAAGTTATTTATAAGTAGACCATGTAAGTACAAAGATACTCAAAAAATTAAAGATGACATGAAGTTTTTGAGTAAATATTTACCTAAAAACTCTAAGATTTATAGAAAACTAGTTAAGTGGATACCAGCTCTTATAACTGTATTATGTATTATTTTCACACCTACTTTAAAAAGTAGTTATAATATAAATAAATCTAGTTATATACGAAGAGATATACCTACAGTATTTGGTCAAGATAACTATTCAATTTCAAAAATCTATAAAGATAAAGAGATATTACCCACCACCACTCTGTCTAAGGGTGCCCCGCCACTAATATTACCAAAAAATCATCCTGCAAACATACACTTTGAAGATGATCCATACTCACAGTTTAAAAATAGATCGTTATCGATCTCTGTTTTTAAAGAAAGTCGTTCTATGGAGAATAGTAATAAATTACCTAAAAAGGGAAATACGATAGATCCTCGTTTCTGTACAGCGTCTGATTATCAATCGTTACAAAATGATCAACAATGTATAGCACATAGATATTGTAGGGGAAGAAGACTATATGGATCTGTAGCAGAATATGAAAAAGAATTAATAAATATTAATAAAAGTGACAATATATGGCTTTTAAACATACCTTCGGATACAATATTAACTGAAAATGACGTACAGTTGATAAAATCACTACCACAACAAGTTGTATATTACCTTAAGCAACTGTTATCGAAAAGACCAGACAGAAAAAATGACATGGCCTGGATAATGGATGCTTGTATTGCGAGGTGTAAATCCATGAATATACCAAAAAATGAGATACGTGATCTTCTTAGAAAACATGGATATAACTATATTCATCTTTTAGAACCTAATAAAAAGTCATTCATAAAAAGAGGTAGATATCCATACAAATCCGTGCAACAGACAACAAAAAAGCCTAAGGAGATTAAAGGTAAGTTTCCAACAGATGAAAGACTATCTCCCAAGGCATTAGCTTTTTTAGGAACAGAACTGCTTGAGCAATTAAGAAATAAATGATCTTAGTCTTTGTCGAATTGACGGTTAATGTCTTGTAGTACGTATTTAGATAATATGTTGCCATATAATTGTAGATGTAAAATTATATCGTCTCTTTCTTCTTCTAGTAATATTTTCTCTTCTTTGTTTTCTTTTTTTAATGTTTCGTATTTATTATTTGTATACCGTAACTTTATTTCTATTTTTTTTAATGCTTTTGCAGCATTTTCATAAGTAAATGATGCTTCTAATGTTTCTTTAGATAGTTTTACAATCATATTATTTCCTTAAATTGTTCATTAAATGTAAGTTTCCAATAGCCAACATCTTCTTTTCTATACATAGATAAATCCATGTCTTTTAATTCAGGTATTAATGAATAATCAACAGATCCTGATCTTACAAGATATTTATATTCATATCCTTCAGCACAAGAGTTTTTATTATCAGATAATCTTACTAACAACGTAGATAGTCTACGCTTTTTAGACTCAAGAAATTTAATCTTATCATGAATTTCCTTTAACTTAGATGCTATATCAACCCATTCTTTATCTCTAATTATCATATCGCCCCCTGTATAATACCTAACATAATCGCTAAATCTAATGTTTCTTTAGATTATCTTTAACCTTCCTTTAATACATAACTGCGAGATTTACGATTTTACGAGATCGTAAATCTCGTAAAATCGTAAGAAAAAGGATAAAAATCTTTTTATCCTTTTAAATTAACCATAAATCTAATGTTTCTTTAGATTATCTTTAACCTTCCTTCTTCCTTTAACTTAATAATATATGTTTTTAAATCTGAAGGAGCAGAATCTAAAAGAGCATCAAAAAATTTATCCTTATCATTTGTTGTATCAATAACTTCATCCTTTTTTTGTTGTTCTAATTCTTTCTTTTTTTGTTGTTCTAATTCTTTTAATCTTTTATTAATGATTACTCTTTTTTCTGAAATCATGTCAGCAGCATCATTTAGCTCTTTATACTTTTTATCGTATATATCTTTATTATTTAAGTATTCAGGGTCTTCTTGTATTCTTGCCACACTAATTTGTTGTATAGCTTTATTATATTTTCTTTTTTGGGATGTAAAATCTTTTAATACATAATATAAAAACTCATGACTACAATTCTTTTCAATTAAATATTCTGAGGTTATATCTTTTATTAACATCTTATTTCCTTATATATAATACTTGTATAACTTACTATATCTATAATATATATATAATCTATAAGATGTCAAGTATTTATATAAAATTAATTTTGTATAATATGACAAAATTAAATAATCTTATTTTTAGGAGATATATTCCAAAAATATTATAAATAGATATCATAAAGAATGAGCATTGTTCTTTGCCTTTCTCCGGCCCTAATTTAATAATAAAGATCAATGCTCTTTATTCATAAAGCGAAGGAGGATGATGAAAAAAATTTCTAAAAAAAAAGAATCCCCCAAGTCTATACTACCTAACCAGCGTAGTAAAAAAACTAATTATAGATATTTGGACGAATACAAGGACTTATTCACAAGAAAGCTTACCCCGGTTTCTGTAGAATTCATAGAATTAATTATTAAACAAATTCTCCATTGGGCACATAATGATAAGAATGCTCTATTTTTAGACCAGTTCTGGTTTTCTAAAGGTATACCAACAATGTCATTTAATGCATGGCGTAAAAAGTTTCCAGAACTTGATGAAGCATGCCAAGAAGCTAAACGTCTTATCGGTATGCGTAGAGAAACAGGAGCAATTAAGAAGAAATTTGATTCTGGTATGATCAGATCTGTTCAGGCTATGTATAGACCAGAATGGAAAAAAGTAGAAAAATGGAGATCAGAATTGAGACAAAGTGTAGACGAGAAAACACAACAAAGTACAATAAACTGGGTATTAGAAAAGTTTCCAAACTCTAATATCGTTCCTAAAAAGAAAAAAGATGATTAAAGAACTTTTATCTACCGTTAAAGATTTAGAAGTAGCTATTAAAGATCTCGAAGTGTTAAATAAAAAAACTATTAATGCATTATGGGAATTGAGAAATGTAGTATCTCAAAACAAAAAAGAATCTAATTTTAAAATTAAAAGTTCAAATGAAATTCTTATGAAACAAGTTAAATCTATGTGTGATACACTAAGATTTAAAATCGATGAAATCATAGAAAGGATTTAATGTTTAAGCTTTTTAGTAATAAGAAATTAGTAAACTTAAGGCTTCAAGCGTTAGAACTTAAGCTTGAGAATTTACAATCGCTTGTTGATGAGATAAGAGATGAGTTTGGTAAAGAACTTAAACTATTAAAAGAAGCACATACTTTAATTAAAGAAGACTGTATTAAAAACTTCGATTACACAATAGAAGTAAATAAAATCTTACAGACTCTTTTAGATAAAGAAGATAAACCTAAAAAGAAAGTAAAACGCACTCCAAAGCGACTTGATAAATACAATGAAGTATGAAACAAGAAGAGTTCTTAATTCTTTTCATCCCAGAAAGTACCAATTACCTATTTTAGATGCCTTAGAAAACAAAGACTATAAAAAAATAGTAGCTATTATGCCGCGTCGTGCTGGTAAAGATATAACTGCTTGGAATCTTGCCATAAGACAATGCATAAAAAAACCATGCGTAGTTTTTTATATATTTCCAACATATGCGCAAGCTAAGAAAGTTATCTGGGATTCAATAACAAACGATGGTAAAAGTTTTCATGACTTTATTCCTAAGGAGCTTATAAGTTCAAAGAACTCTCAGGAAATGAAGATTACATTTACTAATGGATCTATACTTCAATTGATTGGCAGCGACAACATTGATTCTATTGTAGGATCTAACCCTTATGGCTGTGTATTTTCTGAATATGCTATTCAAGATCCACGCGCCTACCAGTTTATACGACCTATTTTAGCAGCTAATGATGGTTGGGCTCTTTTCATATCAACACCAAGAGGTCGTAATTCTTTTTGGGAGCTTTATCAAGTAGCTATTAATAGTCCAGACTGGTTTGCTTATAAGCTTACTTTAGACGACACTCAGCATATCCCTTATAAAGAAATAGAACGTGAGCGTGCTGATGGATTAATGTCTGAAGATCTAATTCAACAGGAATATTTTACATCGTTTGATCTGGGCGTTGAGGGTGCATACTACACTAAATATCTAGATAAGATTAAACTTAATGGACAAGTTGGAGTAGTTGCATATGAGCCAGGATTTAAAGTACACACAGCATGGGATCTTGGAGTAAGAGATTCAACGGCTATTATCTTCTTTCAGACAATAGGACAAACTGTTCGTATTATAGATTGCTATGAGAATTCTAAAGAAGGTCTTGAGCATTACGCTAAGATATTAACTCAAAAAGATTACATTTATGGGAAACATATTGCTCCGCATGATATTAGAGTTAAAGAGCTTGGTAGTGGAATGACAAGAATAGAGAAGGCAAAGCAGCTTGGTATAAAGTTTATTGTTGCCCCTAGTCTTACAATTGAAGATGGTATAGAATCTGTTCGTAGTGCTTTTTCTAAGTTTTGGATAGATGAGAATAAATGTCAGCCTCTTTTAAAGGCTTTAAATAATTATCGTCAAGAATATGATTCAAAGAAGAAAATATATAAACAGCGTCCGTTGCATGATTTTTCTTCGCATTTTGCTGACGCAATTCGTTACTTAGCAATTTCTTTACCAAAGACAAGAGATGGATTAAGTGCGGAAGAATTGGATAAAAGATATAGAGAAGCGGTTTACGGAACGGAAGAATTACCTTCATTTTTTAGATAAAAGGATTTAAATGAGAAAAATATTAAAAATGATTGATATACCAGAGTTAAAAGAAGAATTTTGGGAATTGTATTCCGAACAGGTGTATACATCGTTACAAGATTTTGTACGTAATTTAATTGAGCTTGAGTATATAATAGATCAGGTATCATTTGATTTAGTTACTAAGTTAAACAGTGATCTTGAACATAGCAGTAAGCATATGTTAAATGGAGTAAATGAAGCGCATTTAAACCACCTAGAAAAGCTAATGAATATTTATTTAAAGCTTAATGAGGTAACTGAAAATATTGATACTGAAATGGACGATATTTTAATGCTTTCTGAAAAAACAGAAGGTAGCGCTTAAAGAACACTACACTACTACTGGCTCGGGGTCTCATATCCCGGGCTTTCTATTTTGTATAATTATTTAAATAGGTAATTATTTCTTCATTAGAAACATCTAATCCGGCAACAGTAATATCGTAAGGCCTTTTTGTTATAAAATTGTTAAATATTCCAATTTTTCCTAGAATATCGGATTCCTTGATCGCTAATCTTCTATTATGTAATTTTATGGCTATACAGTTTGTTGGATCACCTCCGTGAAGTAAGACTGCTCTATCTATATTTGACCACGGTATCAAATTAAAAACTTGAATCCATATTCCTTTTTTATTAATAATTAAGTAGGGTTCGTTACGTTTAAATAAATAATATTTAATCATTAGCAGTACATTAAACAGTACAACTGAGGATAGAACTATCAAGAACCATAAAAAAAGTTTAATTGATGTTAATGAAATAGTAAGTATAGATTTTTGTATTGTAGTAAATGATACTTCTATTGCTGGGAGCAATAAGACGCCACTTATTGCCAGTACATTTAAAAACAATATAATCCATGCCCCGCTCATCCATTGTTTTTGATCCATGTAAGCAATTAGTGGACGTCTTATCATATTTTATACCTTCTTTTTTGTTTATGGTAACCAAGGAATACATGTTACAAATACTCCAGCTCCGGTAGCTGTAGATTCAATTGCAGCTACGGTAGCTGCTACACCTCCAGCTAGTGTGACGGCTCCAGTAGTAGCCACAGCTGCTTCAGTTGCAAGTCCGGCTCCAGCTATAGCGCCTCCTGCTATTGCTGCCCCTGTTCCAACGCCTGCGGTTGCTGCTACTGCTCCGCCTCCAATTGCTGCGCCAGCTACACCGCCGGTAGCAACTGTAGCGGTTGTAACGCCAGCTGCAATAGTTCCGTATGCAAATGTCTTAATTGCCCAATATGTTATTAACCCAAAAACAGGTCCGCCACCATGGCCATTTACGTGGGCTCGCAGGCAATATTCACCGTTACTTAATTCTTTAATGGCAATACTGTTATATGAATTAAGGTATGCCATTGTTTCTTCATCTAAAGCAAAAGCGCTTGCTTCACCGATATTTGGCTCAACTAATTCTATGAATTGATCTTTAGTTGTTTTATACAAAGTTATAAGTGTACCATTTACTTCTATTTCTTTAATGTTTCCTAAAAAATATCCTAATTCAACACTAGAAAGATTTCTTATTTCTTTATCGACATAAGCATTTTGTATCTGGATATATTCGCCATTTTTTACTGCATAGAAGTTTTTATCTTCATGAAATAACTTAATTTTTCCAATTTTATTTGAAACTAATAAGTTTGATTTAGGAATTTCCACTGCTTTTAATGGTGTACTAAATAAAATTAATGATGCGACTATTACCTTTATAGAAATTTTAAACATTCTTTTCCTTTACTTTTGATTAATATATGTTACGATTCTTCTCCACATGATAATTTTTATTTATACAATAAGCCCCTCTTTAAATATAAAAACATAAATACTATTACAATAAGACACATAAATATTAATATTTAAACGTCAATAATATATAAATAAAAATTAAAATCAATAGATATTATAATTTTACTAACTTTATTAATATTATAATATTATCGCTCTTATTATTTACAAATATTAATTAAATATATTTACTAATTGAATTAATTCATAACTTGATCTGATAGTCCTATAATATTAAGCTCGTAGATTGACGCAGTATTAGTTTAACTATAGAGGAGATTATGTATGTTGCGAAGAATTGCATTTAACTACGCTATAATATTATTCTATATTATATTTTTAATCACAGTTACTTCGTGTGAGTTTACTCCTGAATTATCAAATGAGATTGATTATAATGAAGAGTATGTAGATACTATTGATATAGATTTAATTTTAGATGATATATGCAGTAATTCATTAGATATCGACACATCTTTAGCTGATAGCTTAGTAGATGAAGAGATTAAAAAAAGAATGTATGAGTTACATTTTGAGTTTGATGAGGAATTATTAGATACTGACAACGATCAGCAGGTTAAGACTTATGTGTAAATATTAGCATCATCTATATTTATAAAAAGGATTGAGGATAAAAATGGCCATATTTCAACCAGATCCCCAATATTACACTGATAATAGTAAAGAAATTTTAGATTACATGAACCAATTTTACGCTGAAAGCATAACTATTAATCAGGCTTTTTGGGCTGAAGCAGACATAGATACAAGATTTGAGGCAGGAGATCAAACAATTTGGAATGAATTATACGGTAATCTTCCTCTTTCTCAGAAAAAACAATTTAATTTCAATAGAATACGACGTGTTATAAACATGGTAAGTGGACATCAGCGCAAAAATCGTAAGTCTACTATTATTACTCCTGTTGAAAATGGAGATGAATTAGCTGCAGATCAATTTACAAAAATAATGTATTGGATAAATAACCAAGAAGGTGTACTTAACACAGTTTCTGATTCTTTTCATGGTGCTCTTATTTCTGGAATGAATTTGTTACAAGTTTGGGTTGATTATAGATCTGATCCTATTTCTGGGGATATAAAAGTAGATAATTGTAGTTATAATAGCTTTTTAATGGATCCATATTTCAAAAAAACTGATCTATCTGATTGTAATGCTATTTGGAAGAGATCTTTTTTAACTAAAAAAGAATGTATATCTCTTCTTCCTGAACGAGAAAGTGAGATAAAAGATATGCAATCTCGTGATTCTCGTGATGATAAATTTGAATTTATGCCAGAAAGTTTTAACGTTGGTCCAAAGAATCTTCTAACATACGATGAATTTTATTATAAAGATTATCGCACACAAAAAATGCTAGTTGATACACAAACTGGTGAAACAATGGAGTGGAAATCTGAAAATGAAGATGGTCTTAAACGATTCTTACAGCTTTATCCTCAGGTAACGCTTATTAATCAAGATGTTCCAACTGTTAGGGTTTCTATAGTCGTCCAAAACAGGGTAATGTATGATGGTCCAAATCCAATAGGTATAGATAGGTATCCATTTGTTCCTGTTTTAGGGTATTTTAATCCAAATATTCCTTATTTCGATAAGCGTATACAGGGAATGGTTCGTGGCCTACGTGATGCTCAATTTTTATACAACAGAAGAAAGGTTATTGAACTTGATATTTTAGAAAGTCAGATAAATTCAGGATGGAAATACAAAGAAAATGCGCTTGTTAATCCTAAAGATGTGTTTTTGAGTGGTCAGGGAAGAGGTTTAGCACTTAAAGAAGATGCTCAGATGACAGATGTAGAACAAATTGTAGCTCCTCAAGTTCCACCTTCAATGATTCAACTTTCAGAGTTATTGGCCCGGGAAGTTCAAGAAATATCTGGTGTGAATGAAGAGTTATTAGGTTCTGCGGTTGATGAAAAAGCTGGGATATTATCTATGCTTCGTCAAGGCGCTGGTCTTACTACACTTCAACTTCTTTTTGATAATTTAGATATATCTCAAAAATTATTAGGCAAGATTATGCTGGATATTGTTCAGAATAATTTTACTCCAGGAAAGGTTAAAAGAATTATTGAAGAGGAGCCTGCACCACAGTTTTATCATAAAGCTTTTGGTAAATATGATGCTGCTATTGAAGAGGGACTTAATACAACTACACAAAAACAAATGCAGTTTGCTCAATTATTACAGCTACGAGAAGCTGGAGTTCCTATACCTGATGATGTATTAATTGAAGCTGCAACAATTCAGAACAAAAAAGATCTTACTGAGTCTATGGAACAAGCAAAACAACAACAACAAGAACAGGCTCAAATGCAAATGCAAGCTGCTATACAGGAACAACAGGCACGTACAGAACTTGCGCATTCAAGGGCTGTTGCAGATCAGGGTCTTGGTCTTGAAAGATTAAGTAGAATTAAAGAAAATGAAGCTCTTGCTGTAGAAAGAAGAGCAGAGGCTTCTAAAGATAAAACAGCAAGTATGCTTAACTTAATTAAAGCAATGCAGGAAATTGAAGGCATTGATATCAGTCAACTAGAACAAATGATAAGATTGTCAGAAGCTATACAGCAAAAAGAAAAAAATATAACATCAAATAATGAGCATGCGAATGCGCTTCAAGATAAAGTTGAGCGTGTAACGCAAGATAATGGTTAGAGGTATAATCCTTGTAGGTTAAATTCCTACAGTTTCCATGAAAGGGAAATTATGGCAAAGAAGAGATATTATGATAACTCGTCTGATGGAAGTATGATTAATTCAGATTCATCAGCAATGGCCAATCTTCCACAAGATGTAAAGATTATTAAATACCCATCTACAAGTGGATATTTAAATGAAAATCTTAACGATGGTATGTCTGGTATTGATGGGCAAATGAAAAAAGATAATTCTAAAAAGATAAGCAACCTACAACCTGAAAAGTACTAAAATGCCTATAATGCCAAGGGCCAATAAAAAGACTACTAAGATAGCTTTTAACATTTTAGGAAAGCCTGCTAATATTCAAAAGCGGGCTTATAAAAAAATAAAGTCTGATGTTGGTAGCTATAACGGAAATAATGTAACTACAGATTTAATACACATAACATCAAAGAAATAGCAAATCTATATGCTACTTTTGTTGTGCTCCTTTTTTGTGTGGGGTAGATCTCTTAAACTCCTTCTGATCTGCCCCATGAACATATAAACTATAAAAGGAAGATTTATGCCAGCTAAAAAGCCAAGGACTAAAAAAGCTAAAAAATCTGCTGTTAAAACAGTAATGGAAGAATGGAAATCAGGAAAATTGCATAGTGGATCTAAGAAAGGTCCTGTTGTAAAATCACGTAAACAAGCAATTGCCATAGCAATGAGTGAATCTGGACAATCAAAAAAGAAGAAAAAGAAGAAAAAATAGAATTATTGGGAGCACAATATGTCTATTGATAGAAAAGAAACTGTTGGAAAACTATCTAGAGATCTCTTATTAAAAAACGACACTCCTTTACATACACCTCAAGAACAAACTAATGAACAATTGTCAGAATATGAGCAAAATATTTTTAAATGCATTAACGACAATAAAAATAAATATTCAGAAGATTTTTTTATTGTCGTTTTAACTAAAAAAGAAAAGTTAATGCAAAATGTTATACGTAATTATTTTTTTGCTCGAGAATCGTGCCCTACTCCTGATTACGATCAAATCGTTTATAAATACCATAAAAAAGAAGATAAAATAGAATTTATTTGGGTAATACCAGATAGACAGACCAGTATTTATATGAAAAAAAATTCTCATGCAATTGATCCATCACAATGGAAACTACTTTCATTTGTTTTAAAGTTTGCTGATGGATCCCTTTTTAAGTTGTCTAAAGCTTTGAATAACGAAAAACTAGAAACTCCAGAACTAAAGGAAAATTAAATGGAAAGAAAAGAAATACCTATGCCTCCGCTTCCTGAAGAAGAAGTAGAAGAAGTTACCCCTAAAAAAGAACATGAAGTAGAAGAAGTTACCCCTGAAAAACAACCAGAATTTGAGCAAATTACCCCTGAAAAACAACCAGAAACTCCACAACAAATTAATTTTAAAGCATTACGTGCAGAAAAAGAACGTCTTGAACGTGAAAAAGAGGAAGCTCTTTTAAAACTTAAAGAATACGAAAAGTCTAAAAAAATACCTGACGAAGAAGAGGATCTTGAAATAAATATCTCTGATGATGACCTATTTGAAGGGAGACATTATAAAAAACTTCAAAAGCAACTTAAAAAACAAGAAGAGATCTTAAAGCAATATCAATCTCAGGTACAATTAACATCAACTGAGGCTAAGTTAAAGGCA